TTGTCAGGTTCTTTTGGGTGCTGCAACTACACGTTGCAATGAGAAGAATAAATGCGAGTAGTGTTTTCATTTGGGGACTGGAGGTGCGTTGGTGGATGGCCTCATGCGCTGCTCGCGTTCGAGTCTGCGTTGAAAGGCCGGTGAGTTGGTGTTTGGGCGTGTCGGAGCGTTGGTTGCGACCTGCGGAAGAGCAGGTGCGGCATTAGTTGGATTCACAATAGACGAAGGTCGAGGCGTAAAGGCGAACGGCACAGCGTTTGTCGTCAATCGCGGAGAACCTACGATTCTGGAGAATGAACCTATCGAAATCGGTTTGCCACCTTTCATGTAACCCAACTCGACTTGCTGGATCATCATTTCCTGAGTAGCGATAAGCGCCCTGCCATTGGATTCCCCTACAATGGCTTGCTGATTGGTGCTAATGAGTGAGCTTGAAAGGATGATTACGTTTGTGAGAGTCATAGATGTATTATGGATCTGCCGCCGTTGAAACAATGAACCAAGTTCCGTTTACATATGCCCGTAAACCAGGCGTATTATCCGTCTGGTAAACAATCATTCCATTTGCCGGTGTAAGAGCGGTTTTCTGCGCCTTGGTAACGGAACCCAGTGTGAGTGCACCGTCCTTACTGATAGATGTCTTTGCGGTTCCATGATTGTACCAGACCTGAAGGTTATCCGTAGCACCTGCAAGTACGTTTTTTGTATCGAAGTAGTAAGCCCCACCTGAAGCACTTCCAGAGTCAATGCCTGGTGTAAGGAATGTTCGCTTTACTGCATCGCAGTCAATCTCCATTCCCGCCACCTTGGTAACTGCATCAGCATAGAGGTTCAAGTAACCATTTCCCCCGACACCCGTCACAAAATTAACATTCCTATAATCTCCATAGGCATTGATTGTGGCATTTGAGGAATCATTACCTCCGCCAATAAGTATTTCCCAATTTCCATCGTAACCGTGATCGGTATGAGAATACATCACAAGGCTTGGACCAAATGGCCCCCACCAGCTAGGTTCTGTTCCAATGATTGTGCCACCAGTTGCACCCACTGTTAATATGTTCGTTCCGCTGTTCCTGAATACCGCCAGATTATCGCCGTTGGTCAGGACGTTGGAGGTGTCGAACAGGTAGGCGGTGCCTGAGCCGGTGCTGGCAACGGTAGGATTGAGAAACATAAGACTTCCGCCGCCTAGAGAACCTAAATCTAGCCAGTCAGGGGTAATATCGAAGTAGGGAGTGCCAGCAGCAGCGGTGTATCCGGTGATTTCTGGAGATAACCCATTTATAACAAAACCTCCTTGGGCGAGAAAACCAAAAGTGTTGGTTGTTTGATTCCGAAAAGCTGCGAGATACCCAGTAGCCCACGGCACACTTGTATCCACCACCAGCGCGACATTGGTAGCGTTATCCGCAAGCTGGCTTTCAATCCTAACTAAGTCGATTGCGGGACTAGGTGGAAGAACTCCACCAGCAGAGGCCCAAAGAGCCGCACTGCCGCTTCCAGCCAAGAGTATTCCCCAACCTGTGTTGCCTACGCCGTTAGTTTTACCGTAAAAGGTTCCGTTCGCTGCATCACGATAAAAACTTCCCATCGATGCCGTTATCACCCCTTCTGGACTGCCAGCGCCCCACAAGTCGAACAGGCTGTTGGTCGCTCCGTTCCAAATGATGTGACCGCTTAGGGCAAGATTCTTCCAGCGCAAACTCGTAGCACTTCCCAAGGAAATCGTGTCGTCAACCGTTGGGACAAACACCTGATCGTAGGCTACAGCCCCACGATTGTTTGCATTCGCTATGTAGGCCGCTATCGAACCACCTTGGAAATGTGCGGTGTCGCCCGCGCCGGTGATGTCCATGAAGGCAGACCCGGACGGCGTTTGAATAATAAATTTACCAGCATTAACAGCATTGGTTGAATTAAGCATCACGATCGAAGCGTTTGAGCGAATCAACGAACTGTCGGAAAGTGTGGTGGGTGTGAGCCAATAAGGAATATAGGTCGGCGTTCCACTGCCGAAAACTGTTCCGCCACCTGTTTGTCCTGGGTCAAACCGCGCCATTTCGATCCAGTCCGGTGCGGTGTATTGCAGGATGATGCCGCGATTCGTGGTGCCTACCCAATCGCCTTGAATGTCCACGTAAGCGCCTGGAACGTCCCATTGCTCGCTAAGATCGGGCAGCGTGAAAGAGTTGCTGCCGTTCTGCGATGTGATGAAAAGCAACTGCCCTTGATATGCGCCCGAACTGAGACTGAGAGTTACTTGAGTCGCGTCATTGGTTGGTGAATTGAGCAGCCAAGTCGTGTTCGTGGTGACATCCAAATAATTCGTTCCCAGCGCCAGCAGCGTGACTTTGGCTGGCAAAGAAAAAGTCCCGTACGTGTTGAGGTTCGTTACCAGACTGAGCGTGTTGTCGAGAGCCGGATAAATTATCCCCGCATCGTTCGTGTGCGGATCTCGATAGAATACTTGCAGGCTATTGGTCTGAAATTGATTCGTGCTGAAACTTTCAAAGGTCGGAACAGCCGCGCGCGCCCCAAGAGCAATCAGCCAAATGCAAAAGAATAGAAAACTTTTCATGGGAGCATTTTCATCAGGAAGATGTCAGAGAGGCCAGCCGATGTCAGGCTTGTTCCGTTGAACGAGCCGGTGGAAGAAAAGCTGCCAGTAACTACAGGATAACCAGCAACATCAGTCGCCACGGCGTAGCCAACATCGCTGCTGGTTCCGCCCGCGCTCTTTGTCCAGGCACGCACGCCAGCAGACGAATACTTAGTCACGAAGACATCAGACCCACCCGCGCTGCTAATCGTTTGGCCTCCGTCCAGAGTCGCCGTGTTCTGAAACAGCCCAACGGCTACGATATTATTACTACTGTCGATTGCTATTGAATAGCCTGTGGCAATGATCGGAGCACCAAAGCGTTTTATCCAAAGATTGGTGCCTGATGAATTGTATTTAGCAATGAAAGCGTCGGTGGCCCCAACCGGAGTGGAGATCGATGTCCCGCCAAAATCTACTGTACCGCTAAAATACCCGGTGAGAGCTATGTTGTTGCCGCTGTCAACCTTTACGCCTAGTCCCTTGTCGGAAGCGGTGCTTCCAAAGCGCTGTTGCCAGATATAAAGTCCATTCGAAGCTGCAAATTTAACTAAGAAAATATCTTCTTGCCCTGCTGTAGCTAAGAATCCACCACCAAAATCAACGCTTCCCGTAAAGCTTCCGGCGGCAATGACATCTCCACTGCTGTCAGTTGCAAGCGCAAAGCCATTCTCGCTCCCGCTTGCTGGTGCCCGGCGTGACCATAGGTGAGTCCCTGCCGCTGAATATTTGGCCAAGAAAAAGTCCAAGCCGAGGCTGGCCGTTAAGTTGGTTCCACCAAAGTTTACTGTGCCCTGAAAGCCACCAGTAATGATAACGTTGCCCCCGCCATCCACCGTTACCGCATAAGCTGCATCATCCAGCGTGGAGCCGAAACGTTGCGCCCAAATGAATGAACCTGCCGAAGAATATTTTGCCATCACAATATCCAATCCTCCAGCACTGGTCAAAATGCCGCCGCCAAAGTTGATCGCTCCGGTGAAAAAACCAGTAACAAGCACATCCTGGTTGGTATCGACTATGACGCTATTGATTCGGTCTCTTCCCGTGTCTCCAAAATGCTTGGCCCACTGCGGCACTCCCATCGGCGAATACTTGGCTATGAAGATGTCCTCGAATCCGGCATTAGTGAATACGCCGGTGCCAAAATTCACCGAGCCTTGATAAGCGCCAGCCGCAATTATGTTTGCCGATGAGTCAGTCGCCACCGCAAGCCCGATGTCCGCAGACGTGTTGCCGAATTTCTGCGCCCATGAGTTCGTAGTGACGAACGATCCGTTGGCGACAGTAACGGAGTTGGTGGATGACAAGCCCTGGTTCCCGGCGATGTCGAATCCCCGCGCGTAGAAGGTGTGCGCCCCGTCCGTTATGTTAGTCGTCTGAAACGGCAGGCTGTATGGCGTCGTGGTGTCAGTGCCGATTAGCACTGCTGCGTCACGATAGAAATCTACACGAGCCATGTTCAAGTCCGTTGCCGTGGCAGAGACGTTCACGATATTGCTTATCGTGCTGGCATTGGCTGGGGACGTAAGGCTAACAACCGGAGCAGTCGTATCGCCCGTCTGCGTGACGGTGAACGTCTGCCCTGCGACCGTCAGCGTTGCGGTTCTGGTCGATGCGAGCGCCGTGGCCGCGACCGTGTAATTGACATTCCCATTCCCCGTTCCGCTGGCAGGATTAACAGTTATCCATGACGCAGCGCTGGTTGCGGTCCATGCACAAATAGAGTCACTGGCATTGACCGTTATCAACCCACCACCGCCGCTATCGCTGAATGTGTCACTCGTCGGAGTAATGGCATAATTGCAAGCAATGCCTGTTTGCGTCACAAAGAACACCTTGCCAGCGACATTTATTCTTCCCGTTCGCGTGCTCGATGTTGGATTTGCCGCCACGCCATAAGTGACCGTTCCGTTCCCGGTGCCCGTCGCGCCGTTAATGATCGTGATCCACGTCACGTCAGGGCTTGCCGTCCAGTTGCATCCTTGGGTTGCGGTGACGGTGATTGTGCCGGTGTAGCCGATGGCTGCTTGAACGGCTC